TCGATGCCAAATGGGGGGACTTCATGGCATCGTCCGGCGTCCAACTAGAGCAGGACATCCTCCGTTCCTTTCAGGAAAGCCGGCACCTACTCGACATCAAGGACGGCACCCACGCCTCCTGGTACGGCAACGAACTTGGCGTACTACTGGTGTTTCAACGCGATGAAGCGATGGGGATGATCGGCGGTTGGCATGATGCCGACGACGGTGACCTCATTGCTTTGTCGCGGATCCTGGGGTGGGTCGGCGGGTTCATGGACATGCTGGAACAGTGCCTGACGCTCTACGACACCTCAGAGGAATAAGAATGCATCCGTTTCCTTACTAGCGGAGAGTCTTCCAACGCTACCTGTAGTTTCTGAATGATTCTGTCGCGTCGACGCGCCAGCGTCGTCTTCGGGACACCCAGGACACTACCGACGAAACGGAGACTGAGCCGTACGGTGGTCAGCATGTGGAAGATCCATTGTTCTTCCTCGGTGAGGGCTTCCAGGGCGTCTGCGAGAACTTCCCGCAACTCGTCCTGTTCTGCGATGCTTTCCTCTGGTTCGTCACCAGCCGCTGCCCGCAGCAACGCGTCGTACCGGTCAACGGGGCGGCGCTGCGCCCACGGTCGAAACGCCGACAGTGGATGTGCCGGCCCTATCAGCGCATCCAACAGATATGGGTCTGCTGTCCATGCTCCCCGCTCCGCCCTACTCAATAGACGGTGCGTTCAGAAACTGCTCCCCAATAACCCGTGTGTTCTCCGGGTCGTAATGTGCCGGCTCACCCTTCTCCCACGCCTCGTCGTGATCGATCCAGCCCAGGATGTCGACGACACGGAACTCCGGCGGTACTGGTTGCACCACCCACAGCACCAGTCCCTGTTCCAACTGGCGTCGGCGTACAGCGGCGCTGGTGCTGGTCCGCACCCGACGCACCTCGATGTTGTACCCTACGTCAGGCCGGTGCTTGTAGTTCTTATGCTCTGACTTGTGCCACACATGCCCAGGCCAATACTGGTTCGTGATCTTCGCTACGGCCAGTTCCCCCACGCAGGCCGCAGCCTGCGCGGTACGCTCGTCTTCCATACGTTTCTTGTCGTAGTGGGCGGCATCCCGCTTACCCCAGTTAGCGACGAAGCGTCGAGCCCCGATGCTCAAAGCGTGTTCGTACTCCCAGGGGTCCAGTTCGATCTGCATTACTTCTTCTTCCCGACCAGGCGATGCACCTGACGGTCATCGTCGTAAGCCAAACCATTTAGGGCATCCTCAACGAGTTTGAGGTAGTTGGAAACATCTCCCCGCAACGGAGACTTCTCCATCTCTATCGGAGTCAACGTGATGGTGACCCGGTCCTTGGAGAACACGCACGCCAACGACACCGGCCCCTCGAACTTCGGTCCCTTGTACGCCTCAGCGATGACACGCTCTGCGTCGACCGTTCCCTTCGGCGTGTAGGTGTGCCCCTTCCCGAAGCGGGGACGCCCCTTCGCACGGGGCCTTTCCCGGACGGTGAACCGGTACGTTTCAGGATTGGGTGCCATCAGATTTCTCCTAAGGTGTTGTTCCTGGCATTCGTGACAAGTTCTTCAAGACGCCGGTCGCGGTCGTTGCGACCGACGAACTTCCCGACACGCTCGTCTAGTTTCCCCGTGAGGTGCAGCACCGTGTAGTCGCTGTAGTTCTGCCGGAACAGGGAACAGGCGAAGGCGTACAGGGCGTTGGAGCGGTCCTGTTGAATGTCGCCGTCCCATATGCGGCGGGCGATGTACCCGAAGTTGTCGTCGTCGCGGACACGGACCTGCTCAACCTTCGCTATCGGTTTCAGGTGCCGCTCCTGGTAGAGGGCGTGAATGGAACGGACAGCGTGAGCGGTAGCCCTCGAAGCCCACGCTGTTTCCACGAACTCGTCCAACCCATACGGTTCGTCGTGCAGGTCGACGACGACCTGCCGGCCTGGGTTCCCCATGTTCGGATACGGCAACAGCAGACAGTTCCCAAACCCCTTCCCCTCCAGAACAGTCTGCTTCGGGTACACCTCCTTGGTTGGTACATCCACCAGCCGGCAGGCGCCCAGCATCGCTTCACGCCCCATCTCCGCCGGCAACGGCTGCCGCAGATACACCCACACATGGAACCCCTTCGACCTGGACCGCTCGATCCAAGCCTGCACACCGAACCGGCCCAACAGCCGGTACAGGTTGCAGGCGTGAACGAAGTCGGGCTCACCCTCGTCGAGGTCGACAGCCAACCAGTTCACATACCACTCGGCGGTGCGCTGGTAGTCCTTCCTAAAGAGCGGGTACACCCCGATGGGCGGTTCCCCCTCCAGGTGCTGACGCACAGCGTCCACATAGGGCTCCCCCTCAGCGGAGTACGCCTCCCCCTGGGCGTTGACCAGGGGACGGATGCCGTCATAGTTGGTGGCTATACGGCCACCCTCATGTAGCCGGGCGAAGGTGTCGACTACGTCAACCATCGGTCATCCGACGGAATGTCGGACTCGTAGTATTCGCGGACCAGACCACAGTGCGGGTCCATGAAATAGTCGATAGGAGGATTGGTGGTGTGGCACGGGGGCCGCTTGTTCTTGCATAGATCCAACGAAATGGACACCGAATGGATGCGCCGCTGAACGTCGTCGAGTTTCGCCAAGTCCCGTTTGCGGAACACATTCAACTGGAGGATGGCGTACTCGTCTGCGTTGAACTTGCCGTCGTCCATCCCCCTCGACGTTCCCCTCGTCGAACTCTTACCTGACTGGTGGACGAGCCCGACGGGAAGGTTCTCTGTTTCCGCCCACTCCTTCACACCCTTCAACACCGACGACACGCCCTCGTAACCTGACGCGGCCGGCAACTGCTCCAGGAAGTCGATCATCACGAAGCGGGGGCGGATCTGCCAGAAGTCCTCACACTCCGACAGGGCAATACTCATCTCCCCAAACGGCATGGCGGACGGGAATATCTTCACCCGGTCCAGCATGTCCTTAGCGTCCTCGATGTGTTGCAGGTGCGTCGGGTCCGACGCCTGCAACGCTTCCTCTACATCGGCCAGGTTCTGGAGGTACAGCAAAGCGTACAGTTTGCTGATGACCAGAGTCTCCGGTTCGTCCGGCGTGAAGATCACGGCACGAAAGTCTGGATCCTCGTTGAGGTTCTTCGCTATGGCCGACAACAACACGGCAGACTTGCCGCTGTGGGCACGGCCCGTTACGACGAGAACGTCGGACGGCCACACACCCCGCATCTTGGTGTCGATATCTCCCAAACCCAGGAAGAACCTGTCGTGGCTCCCCGCTGCGTATTCCACCCACTTGTCTACCGCCTTGTGGCTGGGTTGGAAGTAACGGTAGTTGCGGCCAGCGGGCTGAACATCGGCACCCTCCAATCGGGCGTCGATGTCAGCCTCACTGAGCGCAACAGGTGCGCCTTCGGTCACCTACCGGGTGTTCTCGTAGGCGTACTGCTGAAGTTCGGAACGGCGCGTGTCCCACTCGAAGTCCACAGCGTCGGCCTGGGTCTGGCCGCTGGCCTGGTCCCACACCTTCAACGGGACGTTGCTGCACCCGTCGTTGACCCACAGGCCCACGTTGTTCGTCACGTTGAACCCCATGTGCATGAACGCCTCCTTCATCACGGAGAAGTTCGGGAAGTTCCTGCCACTCTTAGCAAGATCAGTGGAACCATCGGCGTGTTCCTTTACCTCGAACACCTTGATGGTGCCGCCGTTACCGTCGGACCACTCGTTCGGCTGGAACGCCAGCAGGTTCCACGCTGCCTGCTTCTCGTCGGCTCCCTTGCCGACGCAGAAGTCGACCCGTGGGTATATCTTGCGGCCCACCTGAGGGCCGCTGGGCGCCCCTCCTGCCGGCCTGGGGGCCGGCGCTGCCGCAACTGACTGCTGGGTGGGACCGGGCGCCGGAGCGGGCGCAGGAGCGGCCTCAGCGGTCGCTCCGGGGAATGCCTGGATGACTTCATCCAGCACCACCCGCTCCAGCAGGTCGTTGTGGACTGTCTCCACGGTAGCCAGATAGACGTTCATGTCTGGGTTACCGCAGCAGATGGAACCTGCTACCTTCGCTGCAACCTGGGCGACAACGGAATGTCTTTCTTTCGCATCCATACTGTTTCTCTCTCCCCTTACCAGGGTGTAGGGCCAAGGTGTTTCCCTCGGCATTCACCAGCCTGCCAGACGGGGCACCACTTCGGTGAGCAATGCCATCCCGTCCAACGCTTAGGCCAGACCTTTAGATCAGATTGTATAAGAGCAGCCGCCGACCAGCATAGATCCCGCAACGCCTCCACATCGGGATCCCCCCGCTCGATGTGGATAACCTGGACCTTCCCGCTGACCAGATTCACCAGGTCAAAGTGCGGCACCCCCAACGCAAACGAGTAGACGCTGGCCTGGAGGTTCCACCGCTTCTGTTCCCACGGGATGTATTCACGGCTCGCGTTCTTCCAATCCAGGATCAGATCAGGCTGCACCCAGTCAGCCGTCCCGGTAAGAACTAAACGTACGCCGTCACGTTCATCCAAAACAACACGGAAAGATTGCTCAACTCCGGTCGGAACCAACAGTTCCGGAAAGACATGCTCATGCCAGGCGTAAAGATTCTTACGGGCAACATCCACCACAGTCTCAAACTCATGGCGCCATTCTTCCACCATCTCAGCAAGACCGGGCGTAATAGAATCCATGTATTCGGATGCTTCCTCAACGGAAACCCTGTTACCCGTGTGCATCAGTTCGTTACCGCAATACTCGATAGCGGCATGCACCATGTTGCCCCGCATCAGGTCACTGGTTTCCCGTGTGGCGACGAGGCCCAGCCGTTCCTGGCGGGCCTGCTCCGGGCAGTTGGCGAGGGTGTTCAGCCAACTCTGCCGAATCGGAATCTCAATCATGGAACC